CTGTAACCGTAGTGGCTCAATCTGAAGGTGCCACTCTTCACGCTGTAAAGAAAAGATGCGACCATTCCCCTAAAGCCGATGTCGGCGCTATGTTTTGCGCTGGACATGATGAGCTGATGGCTAAAATTCATGAGTACCCTGAATTGAAGCTGGATAGGGAGGATGTTCAGGCTTATTTGGATGAAATGAGCGGCAAAAAGCGGGAGAGGCTTGGTGTGCTTTTGGACAGCCAAGACTTCACACTACCGGGTTACACGGATAAAGTTGTATTCGCCAAATCTGAGGTTTTATTGAAAAACCACGGCGCCCAGCCACGTATCGTCTATCAAGGAGGCGACATGTACAATCTTGTAATGGGTGCCGTTGTGTTTCATTTGTCTCGTCGTATTGCTGCCGAGCTCAATCGCAGGAACCCTAAGAACAAGGGTCGTGAAGTGATTTACTGCGTTGGGATGACAGCTGACGAGATAGCAGACATAGTGCACCATACCCCTGGAAAGGCTATCGAGAATGACTTTGAGAACAACGACGGGACGCAGCCTGCCGGTGTTCGTAAACGGGAAGCCATGTTTTATTATAAACTTGGCGCACCAAAATGGTTTGTGAGGGAATTTTCTGAGAACACCAAGGTGAGGGTTTTTACACGTTATGGTGTTAAAGGGCAAGTGAAAGGACAGCGATGGTCTGGTGAGGTAACTACAACCACAGGCAATGGCTACGTAAATGCATGCATTTCACTTGCGTCGCTACAATTATCAGGAATTGACCAAGCTAGCGTTTTGGTATACGGGGATGACAATTTGACGTTCACTAGTGGGGACAGGACCTCTCTCCGTGAGGCCTACACTAGTGTATCGGAAGACACCGGCATGAAAAGTAAAGTTACTATCGTTCATGAACGAGAGCAAGCGACGTTCTTACGCAAACGCTTCGTTGCTGGTGCCAAGAGAACATTCCCCGTACCCTCCTTTGGACGCGTCCTATCAAAACTACCTGTGAGAGCTAATTTCAACCAGGCTGTCAGTGATGACGATTATATGGCCGGCAAGTTGCTATCCGCCGCCTATGAGCACAGGCACGTGGCCTCCTTACGAACACTCCTATTGGAAACAGCAGAGCAAATGTCTTCGTCACCGTTCCTGGATATGCGAAACCAGGCGATGGCGTATAAATATACTGCAGCGGAACTGAAGGAAATGACTACAAATGCGCAAGTAGTAGACCATGACTACCTTGGCACGTTTCTACAAAAAGTCTATGGCATCTGGGAAGATGAGTTATATGACTGTTACGTGTCCGTGTGTGACGGTATCCTTGGATACAAGCGCGTCAACTCACGTGGTAAAGGTACTCGTGGACATGATCCAACCATACTGGCCCCTCGAATTCCTCGGGCACTATGGGACACAAAATTTGAGTCGCTCGTTACCATCGACGTTTCGTTGTAGGTCGCCCCCCATCGTCCGTGTTGTTTTATTGGTTCAGCACGTTAAATACTAAGCGCTCCCTAGCACCAACAAGTGATAAAAAAAAAA